GTTCATACCCGTTAATAGGTGTGCCTGTAGCAGTGTTGTAAAATGTTGGATTACCAAATGTTGATGTAAGTTCTCTTTGGCTTCCAATTAGGTATGTACTTCCGGCATTTGCTGCAGTTGTACCTGCTGCTGTACCAGTTCCTGTACCACTTGTTTTGTCTTGGGCTGTAGCAATAACAATTGCTGCTACTGTGCCTGCTGCTGTTGGGGTATAGTTACTTTCGTCAATTACTGTAACTTCTACGCCTGGTGATATTAGTGCCATGTTTGTGTTCCTTATCTCTCACAAGATTTTTTATATATAATATTTATCCATACCACCCTAAAAAACACCTGTTTTAACAAATCCCTTTAAAGGTCCGTGTTAAATACATGTATGAGACCGGTTTGTGAAATATGTGGACACCGTCCTAAGGCAGTTAACTACCGCAAAGACGATAAGATTTACTACAGACGCAGATGCGAACAGTGCTTGAAGTTACATAAGCCTGTAAAGCCATTATGGGTAGATAGCGGATATCGTGTAAAACGTATTTGTGAGGCTTGTGGATTTAAGCCTGTGATGAGAAGTCAGGTTACTGTATTTTATGTTGATGGCGACTTAACTAATGTTAATAATAAAAACTTAAAAACCGTATGTCTTAATTGTAATGCAGAGTTAATTAGTACGGGATGGCGCCGAGGTGACTTAACACCTGACGATTAAGATCGGCTAGTGTACTGTCGTTAGTAATAACTTCATCTTTTTTAGATTTTATCCAGCGCCATTCACTGGTATGGACGGTTGTTGGTTCTACGCCTGTTGTTTGGTATTGAATTAACCAATCAGGATCACCGTTGCGTTTTACTTCCCATACTTCGCCACCAATACTGCGAATCATTTCTATTTCATTTTCAAAACGCACATCAGGCACAACATAGTTGCCTGGATTATCTAGTATAGTTTTTTTAAGTAGGCTTACCCAGACTCCATCATAAAACCCATCACGCATACAATCAGTACCAAATAACTGAAGAACCAAACGAGGAGTGACTTCCATTTGCGTTTCATCACTCCAATAGTCGTCGGGCTGTTCTCGCCATTGTCTTGACTCATCTGTGTCTCCTTCCAGCATTGCTCTATCCCACCCAAAGATTGTGCTTACACCGTCTTTGAGTTTGTCAGCAAAACTTACTTTTTTAAAGCCTTGATCAACCAATATGTCAGCGACAGTTCCTTTACCAGAACCGATCAGTCCGCAAATTCCTATAATCATGTAAGCCTCTTATTAGCCAATAATAAATGAAAGTGGGTCAGAACCATCAACATAATTGCGTAGTTCTTCGTCGAGTTTATCTAGTTCAACTTGTGCTTCTGCTTTAAGTGCATCACCATTTAGGCTTGTTCCGCCTTGTGGACCAGCAATAGTTGTAAACTTACCTCTTGCTTCGCCCAGTGTATACTTTGCAAGAGCAAGTGCATAATCTTGAATCCAAGGACCTGCATGTCTGTCCTGGAGTAATCTGCTTTCTGGACGTAGGTTGTAAGTCCAAAGTACCACCTGTTCACCGCTTGCACTAAATTTACGAAGCAGTGTTAGTTTTTTTGTTACAGGATTGTATTCAAAGTTAATAAAGCCACCAAACAATCTAGCACTTAGTTCCTGATACTGATAGTACATTTCATATGTTGCCATACCACCAATACGTCCACTTTGTAGTAGGTATGTATTTTGGAATGCCGCTTCAAAAGGTTCAAATTGTGTACCAGTATCACTAGAACCACTACCTACACTGCGTCTAAAAACTTGACGTACTTCTTCAATTTCATCTGGTAGCGTATATTCCTGTTGTTCTTTAACCACACTTACAAATACATATGAACTTTCATATGCATTTTGACTGCGCTGACGAAAACGCTTTACTGCTTTGTCAATACTATTGTCATAGTGTTCCGGATCAAGTTCAACATCCACCATGCCATCGCCCAAGCGATAGCGGATGTAATCTACTGTGTCTGCTCTTAAACTTGCTAGTGTTGCCATAGTGTATCCTTATCTATACACTATTTATTACTTTACCGCTTTGAGAATCACAGTATCAGCATTGAAGCGTCCGTTCAACTTAGTTTCAACTCCTTTAATATTATCCAGGAATTTACGAAGTGCGACTTTACCGCTTTTGTTAAACTCACGTAACTGTTCCTCAGGTTTGCGAAGTGTTTTAGCAACGCTCTGCTTTTCATTAAAGAACTGTAGTGTAGTACCTTTGACTTGCAGTGTAGCATGTTCTTCTGCAACATACTTGCCTATCTTGCGTGTCTTAACGTTAAACACCCAAACTTCAGTAGCATCAATAATGTCTACAGGGTTAATGCTTGCCACTTTATACTTTTCGTCGGTTACGCAATACTTTATTTTAGCAACCAACTTGTCAGCACTCTTGGGCTTTGGTGTGCGTGTCTTACGAGTTGCTTTACTTTCTGCAGTTATTAGATCACAAGCACCAACAATACTGTTAAACAATTCAACACCTTTCTTAACATCTGCTTTACTTAGGTGTGCATAACCTTCACGCAAATCTTCTTCTTGTTCACGAGCAGGTTGCTGTAGCATTTGATATTCTGCTAGTATACCTTCGTAAAAAGCACGAATGTGTCTAGCGTGTGCTTGATTAACCTGTTTGTTACGGAAAAACTTGACTGCATCCCACTTTTTAAATTTAGCAGGATCATTAATAAAGTCATCCACAACTTCTTCAATATCTGCAATAATATTGCCACTTGCTTCCTTAATACGTTCCTGAATACTAGGCACATATACATTCTTAGGCTTTGCACGTTCTTCAGCCTTAACTTCAGCAATAATAGTTTTGCCTTTCTCAGCCAAACGATCCACAAAAAATCCCTGCATCCAGTTTACACTGTCCTCGGGTACTAAATCTGCTTTATCATTGTTCATATAATGACAAAATGCCGCAACATGACTGTATGCAATTGCACCATCACTGTTCTTAAAAATAGCAGATTGTGTTGCTTTGTCGTACTTTTTCTTTACATATGCTTTGATAATAGGCAAGTATTCTTTCTTGTCTACTTCAAAGTGAAAGAAGTCCCTTGCACGTTTATAATTGTCCAGTGGAGCGGCGGCGGCGCCAGTAGTTTTACGTCTAGCACGAGGTGCTTTTTTACGCTTGCGAGTTGTTAAAGCCATCTTTTGCAAACTCCTTTTCCATTTCATGTTCAAATGTAGTTACCTCGATTTTCTTTTTTAAGATAACTTTATCCAACAAACTTACAATAGTTGCTTTATCGCCATCTGTATCAACAGCATTTCTGACCACTGTTAGCAGTTCAATATCTCTTAGTGTTTCGTTCATTACACTACCTTTCCGTTAGCATACAGTGAGCTCTGCATCAAACGCACTTGACGCAAGCGGCTTTCTAAAAACTTAATAACTTTTGGCTTGTTAGGACCAGCAACCTCGTCCATAATCATCCGAGGAAGAACACGCAACTGACGACTTACAACATCCTGTTGTTGCTCTGGTGTCATGTCTGCTACAAATCGTTTAAACGCTCTATTGCTAATTGGCTTACTCATTTAACTCTCCTAACTTCAACTTACTACTTAATATAGCATAGTTACAGTATGTGTCAACCTTTTTCTTACTGATAAATACTACGCACAAAGGAAAAAGTATGCCAAGAATATCACTATGGAAAGACGGTGCTCACACCAACGATTACAGATTCTTTGATAGAAGAATTAAAGAAATGTTTACAATTGGCGGCACAGGCATAAATGTTCACAAATATCTTGGCATATCAAGTCAAGGTGGAGACGATCCTAGTCAGCCTAACTATCAAGAACCAGACCCACTTGGCATACAGGATTTCCTATTTTTAGAGAACAGAGACAGAATTTACGACCAAGACGTATATAGTTTGCGTGGTATTTACAACGTAAGTGATACAGATTTTGACTTATCGCAGTTTGGTCTATTCCTTGCAAATGACACGCTGTTTATTACATTTCACGAAAATGATATGGTAAACAATCTAGGTCGTAAACTAATGAGTGGCGATGTTATTGAACTGCCGCACCTTACAGACTTTAGCGCATTGGATGAAAGTGTAGAGCTAAGTTTAAAACGCTACTATGTTGTACAGGAAGGTTCGCGTCCTAGTGAAGGTTTTTCACCAACTTGGTGGAGCCACCTATGGCGTGTTAAGTGTACACCACTAGTAGACAGTCAGGAATACAATGATATCCTCAACATTATTCAAGAGGATGCAGATGGAAATCAAACAGAAAGTACACTGAGAGATCTATTAAGTACATACCAAAAAGAACTAGAAATTACAAACAAAGTTGTAGAAGCTGCTGAAGCGGAAGTGCCAGAAAGTGGTTATGACACAAGTCAGTACTACATTGTACCAACAGATCCTGTGACTGGTCGCCCTTTAGAATCCAAAGGTATAAATGCTGATGATACAATAGTTAACGCTGATAATACCGATGCAAGTGCTGATATGAGACGCATTACACCGCTGAACAGTGTTAGTTACAGTGGATATCTAGTAGGCGACGGACTTGCACCAAACGGAGAACCAATTAGTATGGGTACAAGTTTCCCAGGTGATGCACAGGAAGGTGATTATGTGTTGCGAGTAGATTTTTTACCTAATAGACTTTTCCGCTATAGTGGATCTCGTTGGCAAAAAGTAGAAGATGATGTTCGTTCTGCTCTGACACCTGGTACTGGAAATACACAGAGAGATGGCTTCATCAATAACACAAGCACATTTACTGCAGACGATAACACAACAGCAACAAGCAGACAAAGTCTTAGTGACGCACTGAAACCCAGGGAAGACTAATGGCACAACAATTCTTCTACGACCAACAAATAAGACGTTTTCTACTGCAGTTTATTCGTGCATTTAGCAACTTCCAAGTTGAGTATGGCAAGGATCGTGACGGCAATACTACATTGCTTACAGTGCCTGTGAAGTATGGTGATGCAACAAGAATGGTTAGTAGCATCATCCGTGAGAACAGTGAGAATAAAATTCAGCCAGCACCTATGATTAGTTGTTATGTAACAGGATTAGAATATAATGCTGAACGTAGACAGGATCCTACATTTGTAGATAAAAAACATATTC